ACCAGCGCCAGCCAATGAAGATTTTAATTGTAGCGCATCAGAAACGATTTCGATACCACCAGAACCTGCAACAACTACATCAAGAGTATTACCAGATTTTGTTAAGGCGTTACCAGCAACGATCTGTCCAGCACCAGAGAACTGAGTGAAGACGATTGCGTCAGTGCCAACTGTGAGTGGAGCATCAGAAGTGATAACGAAACCATTGTCACCATTTAATGTACCTTGTTCAACGAACAAGAATAGACCTGGAGATACTTCGTTTGGAGCATCAGCATCAGAAGCACGTGCCCATGCACCAGAAGCAACAACGTAGATACCGTTTTGAGAACCAGTTGTTTGGTCTTTAACTAGAACACGATCGCCAACACTAAGAGCAACACCGTCAATAGTTTGAGTATTACTTAGAGTGATGTTACCAGTAGTGGCAGCACGAACAGATTGTTTAACATCCAAACCAGCACGAGCAGCGTCAACATAAGCCTTTGTGGCAGCATCTTGAGCATTAACTGGATCTGCAAGACCAGTGATGGTATTTGAACCCATCGCTAGGTTACCACTTAGAGACATACCAGCGAATGCTGGAGTTGCGCCAGAGTGGATGTTCTGTGGTAGGCTTAATGTTACTGCAGCAGTTTCAGTTCCAGAACCAGATACGTTTACTTGGTTAGCAGTACCTGCAATAGTAGCAACATAGTTACCAGTAGTGTCAGATCCAAGAGCAACTGAGTCTGCTTGGATAGTTGCAGTGATAGTTACGTCTGAAGAACCATTGAATGACACAGAACCAGCTACGTCGCCGCTCAATGTGATTGTACGAGCAGTTTGTAATGTAGTCGCAGTTGATGCGTTACCAGCTAATGCTGCATTAATTGTACCAGCAGAGAAGTTACCAGAAGCGTCACGCTTAACGATGGCCAGCGCAGTGTTTGCGCTAGTAGCGTTAGATGTGATTGTTACTGCATTATTTGTAACAGCTGCACTTAGACCGTTTGTACCAGCAAAGGTTAGAGTGTCGCTTAATAGTGCTACGCCATCTGTACCAGTATCACCAGCAATGTTTAGAGTAGTCGCTAATGCTGCAGTACCTGCCGCAGTTAGTTGACCCTGAGCGTTAACTGTGAATGTTGGAATAGCAGTAGCAGAACCATAGCTACCAGCAGTAACACCAGTATTAGTGATAGAAAGAGTTGTTGTGTTGCTAGCATCACTTACATTAGAAGTGATACCAGTACCAGCAGTAATAGTACCACCAACTGCATCATAGATGAACTCAGTTAGGGATGTATTGTTGTCGCCGATGTATAAGTTAGTAACAACTGTCTTACCAGTACCGTTTGGTGTGATTAGTAAATCACCATTAGTATTAGTTGTGCTTAGCGTGTTACCGTTAAGTTGTAAGTTATCAACTAATAGGTTGTCGATCTTGCTATCAACGTCAGTGATAATAGCAGATGACGCTGTTAGAGTTCCCTTGTTGTGATCCAACATGTCGGTAAAGAACTTACCGCCGATAACCACGTGATTGACTGCGTTACCAGCAGTCTCTGTACCCATACCAATGTATAAACGATCACCGCCGTTTGAACCATTGTCTGTTAAGGCTGAATACGCTAATTCACCTGCTCCCAATGTACTTGGGTTGCCAGATGTACCAGAACGTTTAATTCTAATAATAGATGCCATCTTTTATTTCTCCATTAAAATTCTCCGCCTTCCATGTTTTGCGCATCGAGGGTGGTTGTGGATGTCCACTTATTTGTTGTTGTTTTGTATACCAAAATAGACCCATTAACTCTAACGCTGGTATCAACGTCCGCAATATTGGACACTGATTCTACGACGGCAGGGTTGGCCACGTTTGATGAAGAAAGTGTAAGAACACCCTCAGAGACTGCTATCTGAAGTGCTTCATCTGCTTGTACAATAGCTATTGTATCTGTCATTATTTTAAATCTGTGTTATTTGAGCATTCACTGTTACAATGCCTTCTACCACTCTTGTTTTAGTGCCAGAAGGTGAGGTAATTTCTACGTCATATAGCCATCGACCCGCAGGGATGGCTGATGATTGATCTGAATCGAGTTGGAGGCGAACTTTTCCGTTCGCTGCGTCGTAGATAGACGCTGTGAAATTATAGGCTACAGATGAGCTATATGACTTTCTCATCTGAGAATTAGCCATGTACCCAGTTAAATTTAGTGCTTGTCCGTTAGTCGCAGCTACAGTGATAATGTTACTGTAGTTCGCTCCCGCATCCACAAACAGATTGCTTATTGTCGCCATCGTTCAATCCTAAAATGATTCTTATCATCTTATTTATAAACGAGGAGATTTGTAATTAGTCGTCCAGAATGTTATGGAATCCTTTTAGTAGGAAAATCCACTGTGGTCTATTAACGTTAAAATTTGAAATTTTCTTGGGCTTGTTCAAAGAGTATTCATGTTCACCAAGTTCTGCCAAAGTTTCTCTCATTTGCCATCTGTGAGTATTCGGGTTTCCTTTGATTTTGGTGAATGGTTCATTGGTATTAATAGCCCATCTTTGGAAATCATCAGTATTAAAGAATCCAATAATTCTTTCTGCTTTTTCTCCTCCTTGAATCATAGTCCTGTGTTCATATAATGCAGTATACCAGTCTAAGTTGAAGATACAATACCATCTAAGATCATTTACAGTTTCTAGCTTCTTGGGAGAAGCCTTAATCATCGGATCAAAAAACTCTAATAGATTAGAGTCGATATGTTTCTCGTATGACTCATAAATTGTCTTTGGTGTGCCAAGAGTATGGTGAAACATTGCAGTTTCTCCTGTGGCAAAGAAATCGTCTGTTGGTCCAAATAGTTGATTACCACACATCCCACTAACGTAAATACAATCAGTTTCCTGATACGCTAACTCATTATCTGTTGCAGTTTGTATAATGTATTTGAATTCGTGCTTTAGTCTTCTATCGAACATATCGCCAGATTCGATAATAGAATTATATGTACCATATATCCTAACTTGTTCTGGATCATTAGCATAATGTCTTAAAAGAAGAAGGATATATGTACTGTCGATTCCACCTGACCATAGAACATAGATGGTCTTACCTGTAGCTAGAAGTTGTTTGGCTCTTTCTTCAGCTACTGCATTAAAAGATTTTGTAGAAAACCCTAATGGGATTGGATGGATATCTTTAGCTATGTTTAAGTAGTGTGGAATAGACTTAGTTCTATCATACACCATATTATGTTTGTTCAACCCAAACTTGTTGTATGTGTCGAGAAGGTTATCGCTATATTCTTCTGACAAGAATGGTGCCATAAGATGTTTTTTACTTTGAATTATCTCTGGTACGATGTGGGTGTTATAGTATAGAATCTCTGGTCTCATGATATCCTTAAAACGAAAAAGGGAGCCGAAGCTCCCTAGTATTTATCGCATCAAATTAGTGTAGTTGAATCTTCTCAACTAGACCTGGAGTGAAGTAGTCAGCAAACTTAGCGTAAACTGGAGCAGTGACTTCTTTGAAACGTGCTTCTTGTTCAGCAGTCATCTTAACAACTTCAACACCCTCAGCTTCACATTGAGCCAAGATGTTTGGAATATCAGCAACAGATTCACGACGCTCTTGACGAGCAGCATTGAATGCAGCAGTAGACAAGATTTCTTGAGTTTCAGCATCGAACTGCTTGAAGAAGTCTTGGTTAACGATGATAGAAGTCAAGAACAAGCTATGTGCTGTATCATTAACAACTTTGAAAGACTTATGTTGATCTAATGGGAACACACGAACGTAAGTAGATTCACCAGCTTCAATAACTCCAGAGTCAGCTGCAGCGTTCATTTCTTCTAAAGCGATGTGCTCATTAGGAATAGCGCCAAGCAACTTGAATGTCTCAACAGCAACAGGAGAACGGCTAGTGCGAACAGTGCGACCTTGCCATGCTTCTACAGTATCAGCCTTAAAGTTAGCTGGAACAACACGGTATCCACCAGAGTAAGTGAAAGACATAGCGTGAGTGTTAGAATTAGCAGCAACGCCAGCCAATAGATCCATACCAATAGAACCTTCTAACACTACATCAGCGTGATCGTGGTCACGGAACAGGAATGGAAGATCTAGGGCGTGCAGGTCTTTGTTGTAATCAGCTAACCAAGTAGTGTAGATATGGCTCATTTCAATAGTGCCATTATCAACTAATTGCATCAAAGCATCTTTAGTGATTTTCTTGCCACCGTTATATTTGTTAGTATAGTCAGTTAAAGAAAGAACTTCGATGTCGAAAGCACCATTAGTTTTCTCATTAACTTCTTTAGCGAAACGCTCCGCTACTTTTAAAAATAAGCCAATAGGTTCGTGTGCGATCACCCATTTTACATGCTTAATAGTCATTCGGTTTCTCCTAATTTGCTGGTATCAAATATCCAGCTTTGTGTTTGTTCTTTAAAATTCATAAATCTTTTAATCACAGTTACTCTGTTATTTATAAGATTTCTCATTGTATTTATGTCAGGAATCTCTTCCTTATTTAGGATATCAGAGACTGGAATCACCGTGTCTCTGTGTCCATATTCTTTAGTGTTCGAGTCGTATATAAAGTAATCTTTCATCGAAAACCACTCCAAGTTACCGTCCCCTTGTTCAATAGATCTTGGAAACTGTCTAATCTCGATTACATATCCATTAATAAATGAACTCATGCTGCTACAATAGGAATGATTTTTTTAGGTTTTCTAACCTTCTCTGGTTTACCTTTAGTCCACCAGAAGATATCTTTACGGTCTTCTCTTAGTGGACCATCAATATACTCTGGAATGCAACCTGTCATTTCTTCGATAGCAATACAAAATTCTACAATATTGTCACTATATGCATTGTCACAAGAGGCTTCCCATAGTGGTCCAGTTAAGAACATACAAGCACCCTTACAAATATGAATAACTGGGCAGCTTGGGCATTCTTTACGATCACTCCAGTGTGTTCCAGTATCGAGCCTTGTATTAGCTAAGTCTGAAACAGTACCTAGTTTGTGTGAAAATCCAGATGGATTGTTAGACACAGAACTAACGTTTTGGCAAGTTAAAACATTTCCGTTTAAGTCTACTGCTATGTTTTCTGCTTTGTCCATACCACATTTTTGTGGCAGAGATTCTATTCGAGTACCATCTATAATAGAGGTAACAAAACCTGAAACCTTTTGGCCAATCGTGGCAAATCTACTAACCTTACCAGTACGTAACTCGTCCAGCGCCACAGATCTAAATCGAATATCTTCTTCACCATCCAACAACGAATTGGCCATACCACCTTCGTCATAAGCATCAACAAACGTGCCTTCGCCTATAACCAAATGTTGAATATAATCTGCACCGATTTCATTAGCTACAAATTTAACAAAGAATGCTTCTATTCCCGCACGACTAATATTTTTAGAGTTAATCATAGAATTAAAACTAAACATCTTCTTTGGGGCGAGACGTTTGTATAAATCTATGATACCGATTTTAGAATCTGGATCATCTAATGGATCTGGACCACGCACTGGTTGTCCTGGTCCATCATGGGATACTGCCACCCCGAATCCCATTGATTCTAACCAATCATTCTTTTCTTTATCTAATAAACTACCATTGGTAATTACTGACATAGACCCGTTAGGATACTTAGCCTTAATAGCTTCTGCTAATGGCTTAAATGTTTTCCAATAGACAAAAGGTTCTCCACCCCAAAACTCGAAGTGTGAACCTTTTCCTAAACCATCTTCTCCACCTTCATACCAATTGCTCATATTAGCAACAAACGGATCTACGTCATTAAGATTAGTAGAATCTGCATGTGGAACAAAACGCTGATTGCAGTAATCGCATTCAAAATTACAAGAAAGACCCAACTGAATTTTAATAGTCTTTAGGTTTTTCTTACCATGCTCAATCTTAGCTGGCTCTTTAACTTCATCTTGTATCTTAACGTTACTAAGAATTGGTGTATCATCACCCCACTTTAGTAAACTTAATGAACTATCATAAGTTATTTTTTTATGAGTACTGTCCGCTGGGCACCATGCTGTAATATCAAAAATCGCCATATTATCCTCAAAAAGATTATCCTAACACGTATTTATGCTCGTTAGGATAGCCTGAATATTAAAGTGTCTTAGTGAACGTGTTTCTGTTTACCCAGTATTTGAAACCCATCTTCACTCTAACTAAATCACCAGAATTCATACCAGTTGTTACAACTTTAAATGAACCAGAACCATTGGTTACTGGAATTTTCAATTTAGGTAAGTATCCACTGTCTTGTACCAAGTAGATAAAGTCGACTTTATCTGATGTGACATCGAAATTAACTGTCAAAATATCATCAGTTTGTGCAGAAGAAGTGACATTAATTTCTGGCATTAGTTCAAATGTTAATCTGATAATAGGATCCAGCGGATGTTTAGTTAAATTACCAGTAAAAGTCACTGTATGCTCTGCATAGTTAGTACCAGCTAAATCAATGTTGAAGTATTCAATTTCTGGAGTGTTATTCCAATATTCACCGTCAGCTTTAACTGCTGGTCTAATGATAACAGGAATAATATCATCTGCAGATGGGTTATCTTTAGTTACAAAGAACGCAATCACTGTAGCATCACCAAAGGTGTTAAAATCTTTTGTTGGTAATGTATTAGCATATGAGTTGATTAAATCACCCTCAAGTACAGTGTGTTCTTGTGCATCTGCAGTTTCATCGTCTGGAGTGTTTGTATTAACAACAGAATCTTTAATATACCATAAAGTTTGTCCATCAGCAGTGCTAAACATGCTGGTGTCAATTTTAAATTTATTGATTACTCTGTTCGAAGTTTCATTTTTGAAAACAACATTCAATATTGTTCCAGATAAATTCAAATCCCAATTAAATGTTACAGGAATTTCCTGAAAGTTAGTATCAGTCCACTCTGTCTCTGTTGGAAACTCTCCAGCCCACTCTACATCGGGTAGAGACTGTTGGAACAATGTGTTTGGAATAGCACCCTTTTGTGAAAGATATCTTCTTTTGTATTGTATTTTAGTTACGTATTGCATATGTTATCCTTAGCAGTTGCAATTACAGTTAGTGCAATTGTAGTAATGGTGATGCGGATCCATGTTGTGGTTCGTATCTAAGTGCAGACGCATATAACAGTTGATGATAATGTTACCGCAGTTACCACCAGCGTTACCAGCGCCACGCCCAATGTTGGCGTTGTTGTGGTTACCATGCTTAGTGTTATGTGGAACCCATCCACCGTAGTTACCTAAGTCGTTTGCAAACTGAGATAGGTGCCCTGGACGACCAGAGACATTACCCCATGCAACAGAAGAAGCAGAACCAGCGTTGCCACCAATGTTTGTTACTGTAACAGCACCCGTCATACCTTGTACAGATGTGACTGGGACAGAAACTACAACAGCACCCGTCATACCTTGTACAGATGTAACGTTTGCATTGATAGTTGGATTGCCAGCAACACCATTACCATTATCAACAGTAATACCAGCGCCTGCAACGATAGAACGTGCAGCAGCGACACCAGAAGATGTGATAGTAGTAAGACCAGCACCAACACTAGACAGTGCTGCTAAGTTAGCAGCGTAAGCCTGGACATCTGTACCAATACGAACACCCAATGTTCCACGAGCAGTGGCAGCATCAGCATCGTCAATTAATGTACGACCATATGACGAAAGAGTAGTTGTGCTCGCAGTACCAGAACCAGTGAAGTATGGCAGAGCATCAACGCCAGAAGTAACAGAAGCTAATGCTGCTAATTCATAGTCAAATGCTTGTACGTCTGTGCCGATAGCTAAACCAAGAGCAGTGCGAGCACCAGCAGCAGTACTAGAACCAGTACCACCGTCAGCAATAGACAAGTCTGTAATACCAGTAATAGTACCAGAAGTGATTGCAGCAACTCCAGTATGAGTACCAGAGAAGTTGGTAGCTGTAATAACGTTAGCTGAGAAGTTACCACCAGAACGAGTTACAACGCTATTACCAGCTTGGTCTGTGGAGCTAGTGTTTAAGCCATCAAGTAAATCAGCGTCTAGCCCAGAGCCAGATCCATCGACAGTTACTAACTTAGCCAGTACATCTGCAGCAGTATAGCTAGCAGCAGTTTGGGCTAATTGAAGTTGTGTGTTTAAGTTATTAAAGTTTGCATCGACTTCAGCGTTAGTAAGAGGACTACCCTTACCAGCACGAGTCGTGATTGTTGCAGCGTTAACTGATGCCATTTTTAGATTTCCTTTAGTTCAATCTTTGTTCAAGAGTTGAAGAATTAACGATTTTATGTCTTGCAATTCGTTCTTTATGTTATTTATCTCAACTGTATGTTGAGAAATAGCGTTTTCACGCTGTTCAGCTTCTCTCATACGAACCATATATTCTTCGTACTCAGTTCTGTTTGTGTTTATGATAGCTCCGCTAGAGGAGTCTCTAACCAAACCATCATGTCCTATCACCTTCAAAAAATCAGTCATTATGGGCAGGCAATAACTCGCAAGTCTTTAACGATTGGAACCGCACAGCTGTTTGTAGACTGCAGAACAATTTTAACTACCAAACCATCAAACGGTGTTAAACCAGTTAACGTGAAATCGATATCTGAGAAAGAAGGGTTACCATTTTCCACCTTAACGATAGTAGAATCTGGATTCATCTGTGTATATTTAGTCGCCGCTAATTGCTTAGTATCACCAACACTGGTCTTGTAGAACACCTTTACTGTAGCTTCAGAAGGGATATTAGCTGCAAAACGAACACGTAGGTATGTAGAAGAGTTTGCAAACTTGATAGGTGTAGTTACATACTTACCAAGAGAAGAAGAACCTTCTGGTGTAATTTCGTCGAAGAACAACTCACGAACAGATACCACAGAACCAGAAAGAGCAGTTTCTGCAGTTCCAGAGAATCCGCTTAGAGTGATCGTAGCAGTAGTGCCATCGTCTGTGAAACCAGTAACTAAGAATGTTCCCAAGTTGCCTGCTGTAGTGGCAGAACCAGAGATAGTCACGTAACGACCGATACCAATAGCAGCCATGGAGCCACGGATCGTAGCGTTTGTAGAGCTAAAGCCAGTTGCAGTGAATGCCCAGTTAGTAGAACCAGAGACGATAGATTTAGAATCTAGAGCAGCCACGTTAGTGTTTGCTTCGGTAGGTTGGTTAATCTTATTAGAGATAGCAACCAAGCTAGTGCGAGCAGTATCGATAACTGGAGAAACCGCATCGTTAGTAGTAGAAATCTGAGCAGAGAACGTCACAGACTTGTTACCGCCCATCAATATATTTTCATTGATCTCAGATGCAATCACACGTGGAGAATAGAAGAAGTTATTCTCTTTAACTAAACATGGAGTGTATGTGGTATCAGCAACATATGGTGTTTGAGAACCATCAATAGCTTTACCAGAAGAAGTCAAGATAGAGAAGCTAGACTTAGTATCAGAGAAAGTCTGCATCTGGATAGATGGGTTGATAATGTCGTAAGATACATTACGAGTGGCCATAACTGCAGAACCGCCACCGTAACCACTAGATGTACCAGCAGTAGTAGTTGTGATTGTATAGCTGTTGGCGTCTACATTAGAAATAACATGGTCACCGTTCAACTCAGCTGCAGGGATACCGTTAATCGCATCAGCAACACCTTTGATGTTAACACGTGAACCAGAGTACATACCGTGATCATAGTGCCACACACGAACTGTAGTAGAACCGCTTACGATTTGGAATGGATCAACTTCGATATTGTCATATTGCAATACATCATTAACGAAGCTAATGTTACCGACAACGCTAGTGTCGAATTGAGCACGGTAAATAGTGAACTTAATGTCTTGGTTTTGATCTGGAGTCCATGTAGATGCGTTCTGTGATTTGAACAAAACACCAGCGTATGGTTGCTCAGAGATAGTTCTTCCAGAAGTTCCTGGGATTGTATCACCAACGTTAGAGATCCAAACTTTGTAGTTGTTAGAGTCAGACTGAAGAACAAAGCAGTACTCAGTATTGTCTTGAACGTAAACAGGAGTCTTGAACGTAAACTTAGTAGGTGTATCGTAAGATGGGTAATCTGCGCCATCTAGAGAAACTACATTAGAAGACAAGCTAACTTGAGATGGGTTGAGAGTAGTGCGGCTAAAAGCAAGCACGTTCTTTCCAGGTGTTCCATTTACCATCTCACGGATTTCTAATGTAACAGGAATACGATCGTCTTTTGAGGCGAAGAAAATATCAACGCTAGTCAAGAATGCTCCACCTTTTTGCTCGACCAAGAAAGATTGCGCCAGTGGATCGTACCAACCAGTATCAGAAACTACACGGCTGCCAGCACCTTGATAGATTGTCTGGCGAGCAGCTGGATCGTCGTTTGGACCGATGATTTCTTTAACCAACTCTGCATTACGGACAGCGTTAACAGATGCTTGTTTAGTTTCAAGAACACCTTCAGCACGATAGATACCACGACCACGTGAAGTCCATTGTCCAGTAGAAGTAGAAGCGTCAATTAGTTTCAACTCACGAGCACCAGTACGGAAACGGATAGCATCTGTGTTTGGAATTTCAAACAAGAAGTTTAATTCACCGTTTTTATTAGTGATTAGAGTCGTAGGTGATGTAATTGAAACAACAGTACCAGAAGCACCAGAAACAGAACCTGTGAATGTTTGTCCATTGGCAAATGTGCCGATAACGTTTGCCAACTCAAGAGTCAGAGCACCAGTATCTGGATCAATAAACTTACCGACAACAACCGCAGATGCAGTATTTAATGAGTTAGATATAACATCACCACGGTTCAAACAAACCTGAGAATCACCACCAATACGGCGTTTAGTTTCAGAAGCTGATCCACCAACGTTGGTAGAAAAGTCAAATATACCAGAACCTGCTGTGTATACTAACTTGACCGAAGGTGTCACAAAGGCACTAACATCGATGTCATCGAAATATGCATAGAAACGAGTGGCTGGTTTTAGACCCTTAGTCTGTACCAAGATGTTTCTAGAACGAATGTAAGGGATAACAGCAGTAGAAACAGTGCGGTCTGCAACAGTTTCATAGTCAGTTTTAACTGCTAAAGAAGTCTTAACACCAGTACGAGACTGTCCGACTGCTTGTGCTAGATTTTCAACTTTAACTACACGATGTGCCCAACCAGATGCATCTGGTCCAAGACCAAACTGAGCATCAAGTGCAGAGCCACCGTCACCGTAACGACGGTCAGCTTCCAGAGTTTGAATACCAGTAGAAAATGCAGTACCCAACCATTCAGTCTGCCAAGCACCCCACACAGTACCAAAACCAGCATCGCCGATAATACCAGCACGAGTTGCTAGGTCTTTGATAGTGTTATAGTTGCCTTCTACTTGCTGCACTAGGTCAGGCATACGTGTAGTTTCAAACCAATCATCAGATGGTGGGTTGATTTCTACGTTACCTAAGAATGTGTAGATAGCAAATGGGTTGATGTTTTCTAAGCGAGAAGCGTAGTCTTGCTTTATCAATACTGGAGTATTGATAATTGGAAGAGTGATAATATCACCATTCAACTGATAGTTAGAAGCAGCACGTTGACCAGAGTTAGAGTTTTTCTCTAGTAGATTAACGTTGTAAGAAGTGTAGAATGGGCGAAGTTGATTCTTCTCCATATCAATAGAGCAGAAGTAGTCTTTAGACTTGCTGTTACCAATATTGTTACCGCTGAAGTTATCGACAACGAAACCATTCTTCATACGATCTAGACCACCAGTTGTGGTGATTTTCATAGACTGTGTTTCTTGCTCTAATAGAGAAAGAGAAGTGTAATATTCAAGGTTGTTGATACGAGACTCTAGTTTTCCGATATCACGCATTGTGTAACGCTTGTTCTCCATCTTTTGAACAGCAATACTATCAGAAGAAGTAGAGAATGTATATGGCTCAAGAGTTAGGTTGTATAGAACCATACCCAACGCTGGATCTTGTGGATCACCTGGATGTGTAGATGGAACACCAGTGATATCAAAGAACTTGCCGTTAAAATCCAGAGCAATTTTATCTTTACGTGCTAGGTAGTAGCTGTAATCAGATGTTACGCTTTCGCCACGCTTTGGAATACCAGTGATAGAACCACCAGTAGAAATAAAGTTCTTGGCAGTACCAGCAGACTTGTTTGCAACACGTGGGCGGAAATCTAGAGAGTCACGCAATACTGCTGGAACTTGATTATAGTCTACGTTGCTATAAGAGTTGATATCAAAGTAATCACCGACACCATGCTCAAAGTATTCGTATGTAACTTGCACTGGATTAGATGGTGCAGTAAACGATGGAATTAGATTTAATCGACCCCAATCATAATGGCTTTGGCGCTGGCCATTATCAAACTCATAACGATCAGAGATATCTTGAGTATATGCATTAGAAGCTGGTGTTGTACCAAACGCTGCTGATGGCGCTGTCTTGATAGAAACGATGCGGAATACGTCAGCTTTATCTAGGTAGACAATAGCAGCTTGTGCTGCTGCAGCTGTAGTAAATGTTTCAGTAGCAGATGTGAGAGTTTTAGTTTTTTCGTAACCAGAACCATTGCGAATAACTGCTGCAATTACTGTGATAGAACGGCCAGACTGCGCAGATGGAACAGTAATGGTACATGTAGAACCAACAGCAACGATAGAAACTGGGTTAATAATAGCACCACCAGCTGTTGCATCATTGTCAACTACGATATAGTTTGTAGTTCCAGAAGCAGAAGAGAATGTTCCCGATGTAGACAAGTTAACTGTAACACCAGAAGCAGTTTGTGTAAATTTCTGATAACAGATATATGTTGTGTTGTTTACACCAGAAGTTCCAGCGCCACGAACAGAACGGATAGCATAATCAGGTAAAGAGAATACTAAGCTAGAGTTGTTAGCTTCTAGTAACTGAGTACTTGCTAAAGAGTATGCTTTACCAGTGAAAGAGCTAGTTGTGATTGCAACAGCATTTTGAGATGATGGTGCTCCAGTAATACGAATCATAGTACCATCAACAACAATATAATCACCAGAGATCAAATCAGTTTGGAATGAAGTGCCAGTACCAGTTAATGATGTAGAAGAAGCGGTGACAGATCCAACTAATGTAGTGGAAATTGCATTGATGTCAGAACTAAAGCTGAGGTTAGCATCAGCACTTGAAACGCTATAGAAGAAAGATTTAACGCTACGGTTAAAATCTTTACCATTATTCATTTGAATATCAAACAAACCTAATTTGTAAACAGCAGTAGAACCAAACAATGCACCACTATGCCATTCCATGAAACGAACACGAGCAGTACCAATTTGGTTACCAGCAGCAGTACCAACAGAAGAACCTGTTATTTGATCACGCAACGAGATAATATCGCATGTGTCAAGAGGAGGTAAGTTATTGACATTGGTGACTAACACATAGTTACCAACAGTGGGTTGAATGATACTGTTTAGAGCTTGATCATATGCACGTGCTTTATCGACAGCTACATAAGTTGTAGAATCTTTTTGAATCTCATAGCCACGAACATATGCTTTTCCTGGTTCTAAACCGATAGCAAGTTTAGACTCAGAACCATCTGTATAGATACCACGGTTATACGCTGGTGTTACGTCAAATTCCCATTTAATACCAGTAGAACCTGGACCATCATATGCAGTACCAGAAGTGTGCGTTGGAGCAGTAGTAACAGATGTACCACTTAGTTTAGCAACATATGTATTACCACCACTAGTAATAATATCACCAGTTAGGTATGCTGTGTTTTGAGCCCAAGCACCACGGGCATTATTGCGGTGTTCACGAACGTCAATAGAGAATTCACGAACAGTATAATCACCAGATTCATCATATGTACGACGAGCCAATTCATCACCGAGCATAGAGTATGCAGTGCTATCAACGATAGTCTTAATCTTACCATCTACAACACGGATAAGTTCAATGAAGTCTTCATCGCTGGTGCTGTCAATGCTTAACTTGGTTAAATTTAAGTCGATATAGAAACGATGAGCACCAGGAGCTGCAAAGTTATAGCTATTCTGAGCATTATCTAGCAATGTCTCATCTTCTTCTGGAGTGACAATAGATTCATTAACGCTCAAACCGATGCGGTAAGAAGGTGTATTACTATATTTGTCCAGAACAATAGTCTGTTCTTCAACTAAACAAAAGTGTTGGTTAATGTAGTAAACGCCACGTTTAATGGTAGCTAAAGAACCTTTACCAACAGCATTAGAAGTAGAAGCTTGAAAAGAATAAGTTCCATCTTCAGTAGTAATAACTTCAGAGTTAGAAAATGTTTGAGTTGTGTTATTGCTGCCAGTAGTTGTATATCGAATATACAGTGTAGTTGGGTCTGTGTTTTCTGCGTCTTGTGCTACAACAACTTCAGCAGTTACACCAGAAGAACCAATGATCGTCTTACCCTTAAGAGAAGATACAAACGTTTGAACTGCTACACCATTATAAACTGATTGTAGAGTAACGTAATCTGCGCCCTTATTTGGTTGTGTGATAGTCTCAACAGATGACTGACCTGGGATTACCATCGCACCTTGTTTGAAAATCGCATCACCATGACGAGAAATTTGATTCTGCAGAATGGTCTGCATCTGAGTAAGTTCACGAGCCTGAACCGCAAACGATGGACGATACAGAATACGATAGAACTTTTTGTTCTCATCGTAATCATCATTATACGGTTCGGTATTGAAATCGATCATTCTTATACTCTTCTTTAAATGTTATTCTTTATTTATTAGAATTTTATAACAGTTCTTAATGTAACTGTTTGGTCTGCTGTAGGCGTAAACGCTTGTTTGTTATCAATAAACAAGATATGACCAGAATACTTATCTGCAGTTGGAGGAGTAACTCCAGAACATGCGAATGTTTGTCCAGTAGGATTAACAAATACAGTTCCAACAACTGGGGCATAGTTATCTAGTGATTGTATCAACATACCAGTAGTTGTAGTAGAAACAATACGGAAACGACGTGCAGAATCACCAACAGTCAACAACATATCTGGTTTAAATGCTGCTGTATCAACAAAACCTGTGACTACATAACATGCAGAAGCAAGTGCTGTTTTTAGGTTACCGTACTGTCCAAACTGACGAGGGTTTTTAATAATACCTAACTGACGGAAATCGTTGTTAACGTTAAATCCTTGGTTGGTGTCTTTAGAAATATTAGTATAGAACATAAGAGTTCTAGCAAACATACCAGTAATTGGATCTTTACCATGCCCACCGAATGGTGCCATGATAGCACGAGCCTTAGCTCCAAACCCACCACCAGAAATTGTGACAGTAGCCCAACGATATCCAGTACCATAACCTCCAACGACTAATTTCTTAACGGCACCACCTTCAATGATAGCAGTAGCCGTTGCGCCTTGACCATCTCCATCAATAGTAATAGTTGGGTTTTCACCGTAACCAAACCCACCAGAAATCACTGGATACGCCATGACACGACCATCTGGAGTCAACAACTCTGTGTTTGCTTGCATAGTATTGATATCACCTGGAGACAAGTCAGCTGAAATAACAGCATTGGTACCATCTCCTTGCACTACCAAGTTGGCGTAAGTATAACCAACACCACCATTGTCGATTTGCACGCTGTCAATCTGTCCATTTGAGATAATTGGAATCAACTTAGCTTCAGACTTAAGACCGACGAAATAACCAGTTGCACCTGCTCCACCAGAAACTGGTTGGATTTGAATATTTGGTAAAGTCGAGTAACCTGACCCGTACTTTAAAACAACAGTACCTGTGGCTGGTGACCCAACATATGTCAGTGTAGCAGTACCATTGGTTGCTGCACCACTTGTGTGTGTCGGCGCAACAGTACTAGTTGTTCCTTGAGATGTTACTGTGTATAAACGGCTAGAATAAAATATTTGTGTGCCAACTGTATATGTAGTAGATGGTGCCCACTGTGTACCAAAGTTGGCAGTAGGAATAGAAGTATACAATTCACCAGAATCAGAAACATAAACTTTCTGAACGCCAGTACCATTCATCACAACAGCACCAACGAATCCGTTACCCCCACCACCAGTTAATGTTATAGATGGAGCAGAAGTATATCCAGAACCTGGATTCGTAATGTTAACATCTAAAACAGAACCATTTAGTGTAATACCAGTAACTGCACCTGAAGATACGTTTACTGTTCCAGTAGCACGAGTACCAATATACTTTAATGACGCAGTGCCATTTGATACTATACCAGATTTATGGGTCGGTGCTGGAGAAGCGAGAGTTCCAGAAACTGTAGCTTCATACAAGTTGTTGTTATACTCAACTTTTTGACCCAATAGAATACCGACACCATTTGTCCAAGAGTTTGCACCTGCAAATGGAGGAGCAATAGTGATAGTAGCACCTGAAGTATAACCAGTTCCAGGCGCAGAAATTTGAACGTTCTGTAATAATAATGGATCAGATTCACGATACCCGTCACCAGATACAGAGATTGATGCGAATGTGTAGTTTTGTCCACTGTTTTCTAAAACAACGTTTAAAATCTCACCATTGGAGTAAAACTGAGAACGGATAGAGTTCACAACTGGCATGTAAACATCAGTTAAGAATTTGTTGCGCAGGGCGATTGGAATACTATACAAGTATTTCCACATATACCCGTCTGGCATATTAACTGGATCTACAACAGTTCCGATTGGCTTGTAAGTAGAAATAGCATTGTTGTTATTGTCCAGACACTTGTACACGTTGTACTCGTCTGTCATAACGACACAGTTAATGTCTTCTAATCTTTGAGCACCTGAGTATGCAATAGCAGTTGTAGCTAAAGCTGATGCTCCTTCGCCACCACCACCTGTAATTGTTACTGTAGGTGTAGAAGTATATCCTCTGCCACGAGAAACCATATCAATAGAAACTACAACACCATCAAGTACTGTTGGAACGGCGACGGCACCAGTTCCACCACCACCTGTAATACTGACAGAAGGTGGATCTGAATACCCATATCCACCTGAAACTAGATTAATACCTTGAACTTCATCACTGTACTGATCATCATACATATCCCAAATTTGACCAGTAACCCAGTCTACACGTGGAATGACGAATGATACGTCTGTACTCTTAATTTCTTTTAGAGTGATAATTTCGTTACGTGTTTTTAATTCATAGTCGAAACTATCAATTGGATATGGAGGAGTTGTATCGTCCACCCAATTAACAGTTCTTCCTAAAAAGTAGTAGTAACGGGCATTTCGGTTCTGAATCTCATCGAACAGTGCCTCTGCAATAGAGTTATGTAGCGGAGACTTCAGTAAAGAAGATGAGCTCATTGAATTTACCTAAAAATTAGCTTACTGTAACAACCCAAGTGATAGCGATAGAGTCGCCAGCTGCCTTGTTAACAACTGGGAAAGTTGTGCGGCATAGCATTGTACCTGAAGAGTTGGCATTAAAAATACCAGCTTCAGTAATGGCACCAGTACCTGTACCAGCTGGGAAAGTAGCTGTAGCAGTAACTTGGTTAGATGAAGATGAGAAAGAAGCTAATGCTACACGACCAGCTTCAACACCTAGAGTAGTATTACCTACAGCTGGAGTTGCAGTACCAGTACCGATAGCCATATAACCCATAACTGTTGGGATAGATGATCCCTGCATACGAGCAGCGATATAAGTCTTACCTGCAGAAACAACTAAGTTCTTAACTTTGTGTTCTTCTTTTACATTACCAGCTGCGTCCAATAGTTGGATCTTTACTTCACCTGTAGCTAGTAAGTCGTCTTGTTGTTGAAATTCCATATAATTCTCCTGTTAGATTGTAATTGCCTCGCCGACATATAACCCACTATCATTTAAGAAGAAGCCAGCCTCTCCGTATGGGTTAAGTTCAAGTAAACCGCCAGAGTCTACTGCTGCGGCATTATCGTCACCACCATAGTATGTCGGATCTATAGTGGTCGTATAAACAAATGCTGGTGTCGTTCTATTTAGGTCTGTAGGACTTGTTGCGTCAGTGTCCGACATAACAACTTGTTCTAGATCTTGGTCATTACCATTATTTAAGTAGTGATTGGCTTCGAGTAATTTGTTAAAATCGAATACATCAGCACCAATTCTAGTTGCGCCACCAGCATATCCAATAGCTTGTTCAACCATTGTAGCAGTTTCATTATCATATGCTAAATCATAATTTAAATGGGTTGCGTCAAGTAATTTAGTTTGATCAAAATATGGAACAGTACGAGATCCATTAGATCCAACTGTGTCTAAAGTGAATACAGATTCAGAGTCTACTGTAGTTCCATCATTAATAACGTGATTTAGAGTGAGCGCCTTTACCGTATCGAAATATGGCATTATTCTGGTAGAATCAGTCACATCACCACCGTCAGCTAATGAAATAGACTGCGGTTCGACATTTCCATCATAATTTAAGTTGGTGCCATCAATAGGTTTAGACAATGTTAGATATGGCATTGTTCTGGTTCCATCCAGAGTCAATCCTGTTTCTACCATTGTTACATAATGTCCTTCAACTGCACCGTCAAAGTTGGCTGTCTGATCATCAAAATACTTACCAAAATCTTTAATCTCAGTTAAAGCATCAATAGTAACTTCATCTTGAACTGTAACCGCCAAAATCTTAACTAATGATTCCAGAGCTAAACTAACATCAAATTCATTACGAATATCATATTCACCAAATATGGCCATACCAGCAGGATGAATCAAATTCTTAACTGCAGTCTTGTAAGAGTCAAGAGCCTCATCGATCTTAATAACATAAGAGTATGCTTGATAGTAACGACTATCTTGGATATAGATAGCATCATCTAAGAAGCCATCGTTATTAACGTAGTAACCTGGATATTTTGCAAGAGGTCCAAGAGAACATTTGATAATCGCTGGATCGTTATCTGTGATAGTAGAGTCTACGCTAGAGATACCAAATTCACGTAGAACCAAACCAGCAAATGTGCCGTCTAGTGCTGGTCCACCAGTCTCACCAACACCTGCCATGTTATAGTCTGCTGTGTTAATTGTACCAGATTCAGCAAAACCATCTAGTCTTTCGCTAATACTCAATGTAGATAGAGTTCCACCAATTTGTGGTGTATCGATACGTTGAATAATAGTACCAGCTGTTCCAGCAACATCTTGACCAGATTTAGCAGAAATTGTAGTTGTAAAATCTGTCGTATAACCGACACCATACTTAATAAATTGTCCTTGTGCGATACCACCGTTAGAATCGACACGAGAGATCTTCAAGATGGAACCATATCCATCAAAGTTCTTAATGTTATATAAGTCACCAATTTTAAAACCAGATCCAGGTTTCTGAATCTCTAGTTGCGATGTTGTGGCTAGAATCTCACCAGTAAAGTAGGTGCCAGCAGCGTCATCACGATAACGAAGTCTATCTCCGACTGAAATATTACCAAAGAATCGACGATCGATGTAATATTCGTAAACGTTATCTGCAATGTTAACTACACGATCAATTTCAACTTCAACGTATTGACGACGATCGACTAGAACACGAATAATCTTGTTTGGTGTGACAACGTCAACTAACTTACCGATTGGATCATTTGGATGACCAGTAAGAATCTTAACGAAAACAGAAACGTCTTGATTCCACTTACCATCAGAAGCACGGAGCATCTGCTTGGCAGGATATTCAACCGTAACTTCTTTATTGAATAGAATACGAAATAGTAACTTAAAAGAAGCCTCAGAACCTTTGGCACCGTAGTGTTCTTTGATATGCTCCATTAAGAAGCGAGGTTCTACTGTAGTATAAGGTAGCTTAGAAGCTAACTCATCTTTAAAATATCTAATGAATGAATCTAAGGTCTTGTCCAGATCTCGAAGATCTTCTAAGTCCTGTTGAGTTGTTCCAAGATAATCATAATACGCTTGCAAGAATGATACAAACGCAGGATAATCTGATCTTACGAATTCAGGTAGCTGCGACGCTACCAGAGATGATAACTTTGGCTTGGTAAGCATTATGAGCGACTAGAAGTAAACTGATAATTGTATCCACCACGTAAGTCACCAGATGCTGTCTTATCAGCAATCGCAGTAATCTTCAAGTGGTCTAGTGCAATTTCTGCAACTTGCGTTAGGGCAGAAACAACGTCGTTAGATTGTGGGGCGATAGAAAGTTCAAAATCAACATCTGCTAGAGCAGTAATGTGCAAGTTCTTAATATCAACGATACCTTTAGAGTAATCAATCGTACCAATTTGGTCATTAACGACAATTTTAGTAGCATTAGTTCCGAGACGATACAAACGCACATAACGAATACCATCATCATCCAAATAATGTACTTGATCTGAACCAGCAATGTAGAATCCAGTTGACTGGAATGATTCTTCAGCCACACCAGAATAATAGATCGGGTTAATCATATTCAACAGATATTGCGCTGACACATTGTAACGTGGAGTCATCTTACGACGAAGCAGTACTGTTGTAATATTATTAACAATAGATGGATCAGTCTCATCGATAAGTTTGCTTAACTTAGAGAAACGGAATATACCATCAAATGTTTGTAAATCAGAATCGTTGTAAGAAATAATTGTCTGACGGACTAAAGTGGCAATTTCAGCAGCAGTGCGAGATGTATCTTGTTCATTGAAATAAACAGTAACATCGAGGGCTATGTTAATATATTCTGGGTCTACAATTTGAGGGATAACAGAAACAACGTTACGGTTGCTAAGGATAGAAGAAGTGATGGCAGCTTTCTGAACTGTAGTCAGTTTAGTTGCATCTTTTGGTTTAATACAGATAAATGTCTTACCATAAACAGGAGGATTATTATCTTCACCACCCCAAACAGAAACAGACTTTGCTTCTGGTACGTTAGCGTAAATTAGAGCTTTATAGTCATCTGGAGTTACCGCACGGTTCTGTGCGGCATAGAATTTTGGAGCATTAAAACGGATAGAGTCATTTGCTTCTTTATCAGATCCATTTGATGCAATTCCAGTAGTTGTTACTGTAACTGTGGCACCAGCAAGAATTGTTGCACCATTATATGAGAATGCACGAGCGCCATTGGTTGCGTCTAAGCTAGATACAAAATAATCTAAGTGAATAACATTACCTATATCTAAAGCACGACCGATATTACCATCGCCAAATGTGATTTCATAAAGACCATCATCAATTTCTTTAACCCAAAACGCTTTAGTAACAGGTGTAGCGTTGACTACAGAATCTGTATTCGACCAAGTCTCATACATAGAAGAAGTTGGGTTTTCTTGAATACGTACTTTTAGAGTGTTGATGTCTACGTTACTGTTTGGTATAATGTAACGAGAACCAGCAGAAGCCGTATATTTAAAGTTTAGTGGGCGACCTTCTGTGATTTCTAAATTTGTAAAAGTATATACGTTATTAGAACGAGTAGTAGTTACTGAACCTGTATTATAGAACGTGTATTGAGTTCCATCTACATTAGTGGTAAATTCTGAGTATGCAGGTAATGTGATTGTAGAGGGTGAGTTAACTCCACCAGAAACCGTTACTGTCACAATAGCCTTGGCACATGATGCAGAACGTGGTGTATATCCAAGCATTTTAGCAAGAGAAACAATACTGTTACGCTTGCGTGCTGAGTCTAAAAACATTTCATTAATAGCCATGTTATTATACAGGGCATTATAATGAGTATTATATGCTAAGACATCTAGTAAGACAGACATGGCAGAACCTTCGAAGTCGTAGTCCTGAAACTGTTCTTGTCCCTTTAGGAAGTTCTTTAGGTTAGACTTGATATTATCAAAGTCTAACTCTGTTACATTGATTTTCTTATTGGATGCCATTTATCGTGTTCTCTCTAGCGTTAAATCAAGAGTTAGTGGTTGGTTTGTATTTAAAATTTGAAACTCTATAGTCACACTAACGTCATATTCATCTTCAGAAACCACTACGATTACGTCTAGTACTTGAACACGAGGTTCGAAGTTATCGATAGTATCGATGATTGATCTGCGGAGCATAACTTCGAGCATTGGAGTAACTGGCTCGAATAATAATCTTTTAATTGGGCTACCGATTTCGCTGTGGAATGGTCGCTCATAATTAGCAGTCATAATCAAGTTCTTCAGACTAGTCTTGATAGCGTTCTCATCAAAACGACGTACAATATCACCAGTCACTGGGTGAGGAGTGAAATTGAAGTCTAAGTCCGAGAAGATTCTTGTATTTCTTGCCATATTGTTTATTTAGGTTATTCTATGAAAGTCTTTGCATTTCCGCTGGAAATTGCATCGCCATCTGCAATTAAATCATCAACTCTTGCAGCCAGATGACCCTCAAAATAAGTCTTTGCAGCACCAGTCGAAATCTTTCGTTTAACTCCTGTGTGTTGAGGTGATGGTCCATGATCGTCAAACTGGTCACCAATCACACCGATAATATTTCCACCAACATAACTTTTAGAGCACTGCATAACAGTAAGGGCAGATGGAGGATATCCATCTTGTCCTTTACTCATTGCACCCTTATAAGTTAAGGCTGTCATACCCTTTTAGCTTTCGGTGGAATTGTATCTAGAAGAATAAAACCAGATGGAATACCTTTGGAGTCTCTTTTATATACAGAGTCATTTACCATAGTGAATGCCATCTTACGATTACCTTGTGGTTTATACGCTGTGTGAATCCATACCGAATCTGTGGCACGATATTCTAAAATTAGTTGATCGTATGTGATTAACTTTTCTAGCTGTTGGACCAGTGCGTATGTCTTGTTATTACGGTCTGGCAGCATCAACGCTATATCGAAACAGTGACCTTTACAGTGGTCAGAGAATGGTGACTCAGTTGGAACAACACCCTTTAGACGATATCCAGAAGAAATCTTCCATTGTTTGTTATAACCACCAATACCACCTGGAAGTGCTTCAAGATATGGTTCAAGAATGTTCTGAGCTGACATCGCCAAGTTACACACAATTTCTTGAACCGTATATACACGTTCTTGTGTGTTTGGACCATCTTTCAGCATCTGATCAACTAGCTTATGCTTACCATTAACACCACCATCCATTAACATACCAAGAGTGAAGTTTTTGGATATAGTATAATCATTCGTGAAGTTTTTAGTGCCGTAGATAATTTTGCAATCAACTGGGATCTGCTTACCAGACCCACCAGATGGTGTTCCAGCTTCTTCTGTGGCTGCTGGCGCTGGAGCGTTTGGTACACCAGCAATTACGGCAGCGTTTGATGCAGCACGTCCCTCTGGTGTATTGAAGTCTTCTGGCGTTTCGTTCGCAGCTAATTCTTCAGTCTTACGTTCTGGTGGGATTAGATATGGAACAACAGCGTTGATCGGATCACCAACAGGCGGTGGTGTTAATTCAACTGGAGATACATCTGTAGCACCAGCGGCACCGTTGCCGAATTGACCTTCAGCGTAGTCTGCAGATAGAGTACCGCCTGCAAGAAGATCCATAGAACCAGCAGATTCTACATTAACTGTATTACCTTTAGCACTTACAGCACCAGTGCCCTGCATGGTTAAATCTGCATCAGCTAACATAGAAACATCATTAGCTTGTACTTTGAATGTACCACCCGCTTTAACAAGGACATCTCCTCCAGCTGCAAAATACATATCGTTTGCAACACCAACGTCTAGATTATTTCCAACACGGATAGTCGCATTCTGAGCCACTTCGATGTTAGCGTCTGTGCGAGCAAATACGTTTAAGTTGCCATCAACTGTAATGTTACATTCGCCACCAACGTGAATACATCCGTTACGTTCCATCAAAGTGAACTTATCACCAACAATGTAGTTAATAACAGAGCCGTTTGGGTCAATCTCTTGATATGTTCCTGCTCTGTGGTATGTATGAATACGTTCTTGGCCAGGTGTGTCATCAAACTCTTGAATGTGACCAGATTCAGTTTCAAAAACTTTATTATACGGATACTGAGCACCAAAAGACGGGATTGGTTGATCCCAAGAGCCCATACCACCTGCTTTTGGCACACCTTTAACGATGCTGGCATCTTTCTTTTCGACGATAGTTCCATCGATGATACCACGAGCGAGACGGTTAGTATCTGGTTCGTTTAAGTATTCTTTTAGAGGATATTTATTATTTGGGTCACGGAAACCTGTGTTATCTGTACCACGCTTAATAGATTCTGCAGAAGGTCCAGGGACACCACTATAATCAGCAGCTGGTGCCGCCAGTGGTGCACCAGCATCTTTGTCTACAGCATTACCTGCCACTGCACCATAGAAATATTCGTAGTATGATGTTTTCTTGGCAGTAATGTCTGGCGAGTTTACGCCAACTGCTTTCTTAGCAGCTAAGAAAAACCCAGGATGTTCAGTAGGCTTCACACCTTTAGCTACACGATCTTTAATGTAAAGAGCTGCTACCATAGCAGATACATTGATATCAGTATCAAGAGAATCTGGATTGTTTACGATGTCGATGTTTAGACCAGCTTCGTTAGCAAGTTTCTGATAACGTGCATAGTTTGCTCTACCAGTTAATTGGATAAAACCACGACCGAAATACTTACCACCATCGTCATCTGTCAAATTACCCAAGAAACCTTTACCACGTTTCGTTGGACCATATGCCCATGAAAAGAATTCTGCACGTGTGATACCTTTCTTAGAAGCATCAGAGTATTTGGCAATATCCTCATCTGTGGCGAATGAATAGATCTGCTTCATACGAGAGGCAGAGTAGTTGTATGATTCTAATTGAGGAATCCAAGTAGTCTCGCCGCCTGCAATACCCAAAAGAGCGCACTTTTGTTCTTTGGTTGTCAGACCAACTTTATCGCAAGCTGCAATAAGTGCTTTAATGCCAGCAGATGACTTAGATGCATCCGAAGTAGATTTTGGTGGAGGGATGGTTGGAATAGAAGTATTCGTGGCAGTCTGAACAGGAGCACCTTGTTGTGACTCAGCAGATCGAACTGGTGTGCCATCGTTTGTAGTCACAGGTAAACCAGTTGCCGTCATCAAGACACCTTGCAGCTTACTTGTATTAACAGCGTCTAAGTTAGTGGCAGCAGGTTTGAACGTGATAATGTTCTCGCCATAACCAGTAACAAGTTCACTAATCGTAATTTGCTTTTCGTTATCAATAGTGACAATAATACAGTTGTCAGATAACCCGAAACCAACAACCTTCATGTTGGCAGTTAATCCCTTAGTGAGATTAGATCGGTTGGTTTCTCTGTCAATAAAGGTTAACTGCTTACCTGTGACTGGACCATCGATGGTACGCAGTACGATGTCTTTTAAGTTTGATTGTTCATCGAATGGCGTGGCGCTGTCGTCGTCTTCAATAGACTTTGGTGCTGTTGGAATACCACCAATAGTACCAAGCATAATAGGTTGCTGCTGTGCACCATCTGCGAACATGATGATAACTGTAGAACCCTCAACTGGACCAATTGGAGTCATACCAATACCATTCATCGCAGCAGAAGTTACTGGTTGAACTGGTGTAGACCATGGCAGTTGCTCAGTAGGTAACTGAGTTTTATCATGAGTGTGAAGTCCTACGATACGAACTTGGCATCGACCGAGTTGTAATGGGTCTTGTCTATTTTCAACTACGCCTGTATAAAACATTATTTGTTCCCGTCAACGCTCATCATTAATGAGTCTTTAATTAGTTCCATAGAACATTCATGCATATCACGAGTGATATAGTGGTTTACTGCGGCGATTAGGTAGTAGCCAGAAAACATTTTATCTGTTACATCCGTATCGTCTTTAGAGATTGGTTCCATCTTATTTAATGTAACCTTAACTTTTTGTCCAACTGTATAGTCACAACGACCAGGGACAGTAATTTGAATTTTGTTTGCTTCAGCTGCACCAAGTAAAGAGATTCTCTTTTGAGTATTTCTATAGTTAGTGGCATCATTAAAACCACTAAAGTTTGAATTCATTCGTGGATAGTTGATCAACTTAGAGTTGGTTCTGAAGATAGCCTTATCAGATGCCACGTTATATTTGTTTAAATGTTTCTCAGAAGAGAACCCATCAAACATATTGAACCCTTTGACATTATAAGATTTTTTAGTTAGATCATATGAGATTAGCTTAGAGGAAAAGAATCCAGTTCTAATTCTATCCATGTAGTCGAAACCTTTTGGGATACTAATTGAGCCAATACGCTTATAATCTTCTGATACATTCTTACCGTCACCGCCACTCTTTTTATCATCACGAGTGTACTTGTCCATCGTGAACTCTTGATAAACTTGAGCTTCATACAAAGACTCTAAACTAGTAAAGTAGAATCCATCACGATTCTCATAGAACACATAAGATGGAGAACCTGATTTATTCTCAGCAAGTTGAGTTACATAGTTGATAGCTTCTACTGGTGACCAAAAGTTAGAGATAAACTTAGCGATTTTAGCTGATGGTTCTGATATAAATTTCTTTGTAGTTTGAAGTCCATTCACTTGATCTTCCAATAAACTCTGAACAATCACCTCAGGTTTATCACCATAGACTTTGCTAATCTTTTTATTTAAATCAACGATAGCTTCATTAGAGATAAAGTGTAGCTGATATACCATGCTTCTATCACCAAGCATTTCTCTGTCTGTCATTTTGTAAATGTAGAACTTAGCCTTGATATTACCTGTTTGAAGAGAAGGTGTATTGATTTCGATCTCAACTTCTTCCTCTCCAGCGAATGGAAATAAGTTAATCAAATCCAAAGAATCTTTAATGATTAGACTCCCTGTAATGAATGGGGAGAACAAGTCTTCAAAAATCTGAATGTTGATGACCTGCGCTGTGATATCTTGCGCTAGACCATTTCTAGTTACGATTTTAATCTTGGCGATATTTACATCACCTGCAAATCTAACTGATTGTTCTGACGATTGCATTATAGTTGATCTTTAAAGTTCTTCAGCACAACTGATATCAAATCTTTAGAAATTAGTTTGATACGGCGTTTAGATTCGTTGATCTTTTCTTCATACTGTCTATTTGATACAGACACGGCGGATGGAGCATCAGAGTTAACTGTGTAACCCAGTTCATCTTCGTAGTGATGAACTTCATCTGCTTGATCTCCATACTTATCAATCATATATTGATTAAATGCTAATAGCGTTAGTGGAAAATCTGAAGTATAGTCGTAAATGTCGTTAGTGAGCATAACGATCCAGTGATACTGTGCGTTACCGTAAACTTTCTCTGCGATAATTTCTGGAGTCTCTCCGTCAATAATATCATACTCATCATACACTGTAATGTTAGATAAAATATCACGACGGAAACGAATGTTACGAGTGATGTCAGTCATTAAGAAGGCTTTTGTTTCTTTCTTAATGATACCATAAGGTGGTGTGATAACAACACTTGGTGTTAAGTTATAACCTGTTCCAGTAGAAAGCATAATGATGTTAGTGATAATACCATTGCTAATAATAACCTTAGCTGATGCAGTTACACCGACATTCTCAGGTTCAGAAAATGTTACTGATGCTGACGTATATCCAGAACCTGGATTGGTGATTGTCACAGAACCAACACCACCTGCGGTTAAGTTTGCAATAGCAGTTGCTTGAGTTCCTTCAGACTTTTTTGAGTTGATGTCAAAGTCATACAGCGTAGTTGGAAAATCTTTAAAGTACATTTTATAGACCATCCTTAATTTTATCTTTTGTCAACAGAGCCAATTCACGGAATGCTAGAGTCACGTTAATTTGCGTAGGCTGGCCATCGGAGAATGTAGTGAACAATCCGTTCGGTGTATAGTTTACATTAACCTCAGTCAATACACAAGAGGTGTGGCGATGTAGGTTCTTGTTTTCTTTGCCATTGGCGTAGTAAACGATATCAAACTCAGAAGGATAGATGTAAACAAAGTTGTTAGCGTCTTTGAATTCTGGATGCATATGATACTTGAATTCTTGGATAATTCGCATCACGTTCTTAGCCTCATCAGAATTTCTAGGGAAGAATTGATACTCGAACGAGAATGTTCTAAAGTCAACACCTTTAAACACTTGTTCTTTTTTAGGATTAGACGCAAGCCCAAGTGCAGCAGAGTTTGCAGAAGCATTTGGACCTTTAGATAATGCGATGTTTGTGATAACTGCTTGAGCTACACCAGACACATCGCTATTCTTACCCATGCTAGTCACAGCTTTCATAATTTCAGTACCACCAGCATTTGCCATGGCTAACATAGATGTATCATCTTCAGACCATTGAACGCCATAGCGAATAGATAGCTGGTTTGGAATGTGAAGGGCGATGGCTGTTTTTAGACGACGCTGAGAACGTTTAGCATCTGGAGCCATAGAAGCAGCTACACCAACACCAACCGTTGCTGCTGCAGCAACTTTGGCATTCAAATCACCACTACCGATACCTAGTTTCTTAGCAGCATATGCTTCTAAACCGATAACGGCAGCGTTAGAACCGATCAACCCTGCTTTAGACATGTTTTGCCCAATTAGATCACCACGATCTCTCGGAGAATAGTTATCAACAGTCTGTACGCTTTTGTCTTTAAATAACTTAGAATCTGTCGCTACATTAATATAAAACAATGCATAGTTACCACCGTAACGACCATCAGCAGCCATCAAATCAGAAGGATAGCAGTGATTGTTCACATCATATTTCTTCTGTTCAAAAGTTGCTGATGTACCTCTATTCTTGTATAGATTTTCTGGGTTTTGTAGCGTATTTGCATAGCCATTGACCCCCTCTTTAATAGATCTTGCTGCTGCTTGAGCGTCTGAGATGAGTGACATATTTTTCTCTAAATAGTGGGCGATTATTTATTCCCTAATCACTTATTTATGTTCCATAAAAGAAAGTTTACCCCAGTCTTTGCAGAAAAGTACGTGGGTGATCCAACAAATATCATCATGAGATCGTCTTGGGAGACCCAGTTTGCCAACTGGTGCGATAAAAACCCTAAGGTGATCAAGTGGAATTCAGAGGAGACGATTATCCCATATCGTTGCCCGACGGATAACCGCATTCATCGTTATTTTGTCGACTTTAAGATTCAGGTAGCCACAACGGGTGATACTCTGAAGACTTATCTCGTCGAAGTGAAACCAGCTCAACAATGTCAGCCTCCAGTGTATCCAGGTCGAAATACTAAGAAGTATCTCACTGAATCTTATGCATACATTAAGAATCAAGCTAAGTGGGCTGCTGCTCGAGAGTATTGTAAGGATAGAAAGTGGGAATTCAAAGTAATAACTGAGTACGAACTTGGGCTCAAGAAGCCTAAATAAGATTATGGCTAAAAAACCACCAATGCAAGACGTCTTTGAACGTAACCAATTTGACCTTCTGACTGCGGTTAAAAGATCCAGATCATGGTTTGACACGCAAGTCAGAGAGATGACTAAGCAGCAGCTCACTCCTAAGAAAGTGATGAATGGCAATGTAGATGCGTTGACTAAAACTCTAGTTCCAGGTAATTTGTACATGTATGCGTACGATCCAAAAACTAAAGATGATCTTCCATACTATGACCGTTTCCCTCTGGTCTTTCCATTCAGAAAGACAGTTGATGGGTTCTATGGTCTAAACATGCATTACTTACCGTATGTTCTTCGTATGCAATTGTTGGATAATCTGTTAGCTTTCAAGTCTAATAATAGATTAGATGAAACTACAAGAATAAAGTATTCATGGGCTATGATTGATGGAGTTTCTAAATTTAAAGCAGCCCAACCTTGTGTTAAACAGTATCTGAATTCACATGTGAGAAGTCAGTTCAGAAAAGTCGACTCAAATGACTGGGCGACTGCTATGTTACTACCTGTCGAACAATTCGTTGGTGCAAGCAAGCAGCAGGTCTGGGAAGAATCCAGAAGAAAAATTAGAAAACTATAATGGCAACTATCAAAGAATTCACAGCAGCCGTAAAGTCTAATGGATTAGCCAGAGCTAACCGTTATGCTGTCGTGCTCAATCTACCAAAATCAATGCTGGGTTTTAATGCAAAAACTGTAGAAAAAGCAGTATTATTTTGCGATCAGATTCAACTTCCAGGTGTTAACTTCTCCACATCGCAGAATAGATCATTCGGCGAATTTAGAGAAACCCCATATGAAAAGCTATACGAACATATCAACATGTCATTCTATATGGACAAAGATATGCAAGTTAAAGTATTGTTCGACCAGTGGCACAGTAATATTTACAACCCTACCACTCGCACATTTAATTACTACGATCAGTATACATCTGACATCACGATTGAAGTGCAAGATGGTGCTGGCAAACCAACATACTGGGTGACTTTACATGAATGTTACCCAAAGAGCATCGGCGCTGTACAACTAGATTATGCGTCTAAAGATATAATGAAATTGTCAGTGTCAATGGCATATAAATGGTATGAGACTTCTTATGTGGCTCCATCAGAGTTAGCAGATGGGTTGCCAAAGAATGCATTGACTGATAGGCTAATGAATATCGCTATTGGCACAGCAGGTGCTTATGCTGTTACTAAGTTACCTGCTCTACAGTCTAAACTTTCTAAAATAACATCAAAACTAAAATTCTAAGGGTGATCACTATGGCAGAAGAAACTAAAATAAGCGACAGCGAACAGAAAAAAGAAGATTGGATGAACTCCAAGTGGCGTCCAATGATGGGTTGGATGTACATGGCTATTTGTACCGCCGACTTTATGTTGTTCCCTATTCTATGGAGTCTAGCTCAGACTATTTTGAAGCAACCTATCACACAATGGCAACCACTAACACTACAAGGAGCAGGTCTGTTCCACGTAGCAATGGGTGCTGTTCTGGGTATCGCAGCAATGGGTCGTACTCAAGAAAAATTAGCAGGAGCAAACAATGGCGGGGCATCAACGACAGCAACAGGATCACCAAGCATCTTTCCAACACCTAGCGTACCTGCGCCAAGCGCAATCCCAAAACCAGTTCTGTCAACCCCAACACCAGTTGCAGCACTCGATCCAAGTGACCCACCAACTAGAAACACTAGAAACGATTAAACAATATGAAACTTGATGATTCTTTGTCAGAAATCTTTGATGTCGCTCCGATGTCAAAGACTGAAGTGATTGCGAAAGATGGTACAGTAATTCCTGAATCTAACGATAAGATTGAAACGGATTACGATGTTACCAGAAATAACCTTCGTGAGTTATTGTCTACAGGACAAGCTGCGCTAACGCATGCGTTAGAAGTAGCTAAACAATCTGAACACCCACGTGCCTTCGAGGTGGTGGGTAATTTAATGAAACAACTAGCTGATGTGAACCAACAACTGATGGACATCCACCAGCAAAAAGCCAAACTAGATGCGCCAAAAGGTGCAGCTAAGTCAGGTGGTGATAAAGTGACCAACAATGCTATCTTCGTGGGTAGCACTGCTGAATTAAACAAAATGATCAAGAAAATGCAAGGAGAATAATTATGGCTTTACCAATTATGGCAACACCGAAGTACAACTTAACGGTGCCATCCACTGGAGTGAATGTTAAGTATCGTCCCTTTCTCGTTAAAGAAGAAAAGGCTTTATTGATAGCACAACAATCTGAAGACATCACTGTGATGATTGACAGCCTAAAGGGTGTTATCCAAGACTGCGTTCTAGATAAAATTGATATTGATAAGTTGGCGATGTTTGATATTGAATACATCTTCACGCAGATCCGTGCTAAGTCTGTCGGTGAAATTGTTGAACTTCTATTCCCATGTGATATCGATCACGGAGGAGAAAACGACAAGGCTAAGGTTAAAATCTCTATTGATTTAACTAGTCTACAAGTAGACAAGCCAGAAGGTCACACGAACAAGATTGATTTATTTGAAGACGTTGGTGTTGTGATGAGGTATCCAACGATGAAAGTTATGACTAGACTTGAAGAGCTAGACACTGAAAACATTGATGCGATTTTTGATGTTATCGCAGATTGTATTGACTACATCTATCAGGGCGACGAACTCCACTATGGCGCTGAGCAGAAGAAAGAAGAGCTTCTAACATTTTTGGGTAATCTTACCACAGACCAGTTTAAGAATATTCAAGCATTCTTTACTACAATGCCAAAGATTAGAAAAGAAGTAGAGTATAACTGCCCTGTGTGTGGTAAACACCACAAAGTTGCCTTGGAGGGCATGCAAAGTTTTTTTTAATAAACCTGTGTCACGAGAGTTTGGTGAACTTCTATAAAATGAATTTCGCTTTGATGCAGTATCACAAATACTCTCTAGCTGAGTTAGAAAACATGATACCATTTGAGCGAGAAATTTATACACATATGTTGATCCAGTATCTAGAAGAAGAAAAACAAAGAATCGAATCTAAAAAGAGATAAAGATGGCAAAAAATCAATTAGGTTATGTTGTTAATGTAAGTTCAAGTGATTTCAAAAACTTACTAGAAGCCCAAGTGTCTACGTTGGGCGAGCTAACCTCAATCAAAAAATTGATGGAATTGTCTCAGCATCACGAGAAAACTAAACAAGTTTCTACTGGTAATCAAGATCTTTCTGGATTACAAGAAAAGATTCTGGACACTCTTGAAGATCAACTAAAGACTACTAAACGTAGAGCAAAACAGCAAGAAGACTACGAACGTGAGTGGCGTGTTGAAGCTGCTAATATCGCAGACCTAGCCCAGACAATGAAAACTCAAGGTAACGTATTCCAAGAGATGGGTGCTAGCCTTAGTGCAAAGAAGCAAGGTATTCAAGAAAAGCTAAGCCTTAAGACTGGTGGTTTAGGGCGTACTGTGATGGGTGCTCTAAACGTTGGTGGAGTATTTAATAAAGCCATCGCTAAAAGCGAGTTCAGAGAAAAGCAACGTCTTATTGGCGGTGATACAAGTAATGCCAATGCAGAAGGTGCATACCAAACTGCTAAACAAATTAAAGCACACGAACAAGAAATTGGTAAGTTTAAAAGAGCAACAGGCATGTCTGAAGAACAGATGGCTACTACTAAAGGTGGTGCTGCTCTACTGTCTAAACGTAACGAGTTGACCGACAAGTATGGTTCACATGATGTGGCAACAAATCAATTCTCTCCAACTCCAGTTATGCCTCTAAATGCTGGCGAAGCACAAGAGTCTCAAATGGAAGCTGCCAAAGTTCAAGAAAAAGAACTTAAACTTCTAGAAGAAATCAGAGACGGGCTTGGTGGTAAGACTGGCGGAGTTGAGAAAGTTAA